ATATCGGAAAGTGGCAATACATTGGTGTTAGTGGATAGAATCGAAAGTGGTGATTTCTTAAAAGAGAACTTACCTGATAGTGTGTTTATTTCCGGCAAAGTAAAAACTAAAGATAGGAAAGAAGAATACGATGAAGTTAAAATTGTTGATAACAAGATTATTGTGGCGACTTACGGTGTGGCCGCTGTGGGTATTAATATCCCTAGGATTTTTAATTTGGTTATGTTGGAATCCGGAAAGAGCTTTACTAGAGTTATACAAAGCATTGGGCGGGGCATTAGAAAAGCCGACGACAAGGACTTCGTACAGATCTGGGATTTCACAGCGTCGACAAAGTATGCCAAACGGCATCTGGCAGAGAGGAAGAAGTTCTATGCCGAAGCAAAATACCCGTTCACGATTAAAAAGGTAAAGTATTAAACCTTTAATTTCTTTTGGCAAATCTCTTGACTTTGCTCTAGTGATAATGTTATTATAAACATTAGTATACTTGTTTTGTAAATACATGGCTGATAGTTCTTCTTTAACTGTTAGAGCCGATGGATATTGCAAGTATCGCGATCGGCAACTTTATTTATTAGGAGAATAGCATTCAGATACTTACATTAGAAGACAAAGTTTTTTATCTCAATGACCTCCCTGAGGAAATTGATGATGATTTAAGATTTGCTGTACTAGACAATTCGGATAGCAGTAATCCCGACTATTTTTTCATCCCACTGATATTTTTAGAAAGTTTTACGGGTCCTGCGGTGGTATTAAAAGTAGGTGAACACGAACTTACTATGCCGTTAGACTGGTGTACTATTGTTGGAGATCCAGAAGGACCAGATATGGAGATACTACCATTGACCAGTCTTAATGATCGAGGATTCAAGACATTCTGTTTTAACCCTATCAGCGGATTTAGACCAGAATTTTTAGACATAGATATCATTGATGTCTATCAAGATGTCAAATGGTATTTTCCAAAGATGCGTCCGGGGCAACTACTCTGTACACCTTTACATACAGGCCCTAAACCTACTTGTGCTTATTTTGTCAAAGAAGTAAGTCGACAAAGTGAGTTGGTAGATTATACAAAATGTTGGTAGTATGCCAAAAATATTCGAATCTCCAGATGGCGGTCGAACAGTATACCAAAGAGAGATTGGTAACCTAACACGAGAACTAATTAAAGAAGATCGGTCCTTACATGACCAAATATTAGAAAGCCAACTCTGGGGAGAAATTCGTCGTGCCGCTGAAACCAATCCCACTATACAAGAAGCCTTAGATCGTGCTAAAATAGCATATTATCTCAGCAAAGAATACGAAAAAAGACATGGCAACCGCAAAACTTGATATCAAACGTGAACTAGGCGCAGTAGATCGTAAGGACTACTCATTCTATGATAATCTTACAGATGAAGAACGCAAGGCATTTAGCCCCTATGTGTTGATGCGTTATACTGCAAATGTACAAGGTGATCGAGATATCCAAGAATGGTTTTTAGAGACCACAAATGAACTCGTTAATAAAAATCATTGGGACCTTAGTAAAAATCACAAAGGACTGCTATGGAAATTATTTGCCGCTAGTGGTGCTGGTGTTCCTGCTTATCATCCTTATCTAGCCGCAGGTAAAAAAGAAAAAGCCAACAAGATTGAAAAGTTATTGTGTGAATTATATCCAGCAAAGAAAATGGATGAGATTAAACTATTGGCATCTATGATGGATAAAAAAGATCGAGATGAATTGTTTGACATGATGGGGTTTGACAAGAAACAACGGAAAGAATACGAGTGATAGCACTAGTGGATCAACCTTTCAAATGTATACATTGCGACAAGAGTTTTATGAAAGAGAGAACTCTCGTATCGCATCTTTGTGAAAGAAAACGCCGTGCATTACAGGAAAAAGAAAAACGTGTTCAAGCAGGCTTTATGGCCTTTAATAGATTCTGGACCCTTGCACAGGGTGGTAAGAAACCTAAGACCTATGATGAATTTTGTGATACAGCCTACTACAATGCCTTTGTAAAATTTGGTAGTTTTATCAACAATGTCAATCCTTTGTATCCAGACAAGTTCATTGACTATGTTATTAAGAGTGGTGCTAAATTAGATCACTGGTGCCGTGATGATTTGTATGAAAAATATCTGTATGAGGTATTAAAGACTGAACCAGTAGAATCAGCAGTACAACGTTCACTTCAAACTATGATGGAATGGGGTGATGAACATTCAGCAGAATTTAATCACTATTTTAATTATGTAAGTCTTAATAAAGCAGTACATGATGTTCTTAATGGGTATGTTAGTCCATGGGTTATACTCAATAGTACCACAGGACAAACTATGGTACGTAACATGAGCGATGAACAATTAGACATGATAGCACCAGCATTTGATGTGCCTTTTTGGTTGCGTAAATTTAAAGAGGTACCAGCAGATGTTGCGTTGGTTAAAGAAATATTATCAGAGGTCGGAATTAAATGACAAAATTATCAGGATATGTAGAAAAAGGTTGGGGTTGGGAATTTATATTTGCTACCAACGACAAGTATTGCGGTAAACTATTAAAATTTAACAAAGATGCAAAGTTTAGTATGCACTTTCATTCTGAAAAAGATGAGGCGTGGTATGTACTGGCGGGGAAATTTAAAGTTGTTTGCATCAACACCGCAGATGCAACGCAATATGAACGTGAACTAAATGTTGGAGATGCGTGGCACAATCCTCCCTTACTACCACATCAAGTAATATGCCTCGAAGAAGGTACTATTGTCGAAGTATCTACTCCAGACAGTATAGAAGACAATTATCGGGTTATGAAAGGTGACAGTCAAAAATGACAAAGCGTATTTTGATAATGGGGTTACCTGGATCAGGTAAAACAACATTGAGTCAAGATTTAATCAAAAGACTAATGCTTACACATTCTGTAAGCTGGTTTAACGCTGATAGTGTTCGTGAACAATTTGACGATTGGGATTTTACGCCCAGCGGTCGTGAAAGACAAATGCAACGAATGATTGACCTGTCTAAAAATTGTGGTAGTGATTTTGCTATCTGCGATTTTGTTTGTCCCACAGAAGAATTAAGAAATAAATTCAATGCTGATGTTGTCGTATGGATGGATACAATTACACAGGGTAGGTTTGAAGATACAAACAAAATGTTTGAGCCTCCTTTAAATGCAGATTATCATGTGTTAGATTGGACAGACCCTTGGGATAAATTTATAGCCGATGATTTAATTAGAATCAAAGGTGAAAGTCATGCTAGAAGTTTTGTTAAGGCAGTGAGCTGGAGATGTATTGGTACACTTGAAACTTTTTTGATTAGTTGGGCTATTACTGGAAAATTAGGTACTGCCGGAAGTATTGCTGGCATACAAGCAGTTGCATCGACGTTATTATATTGGTATCATGAGCGTATGTGGCTTAGAATTAAATGGGGTAAGAGATGACAGATATAGATATTGATTTTGTTGATAGAAGTAAGGTCCTTGACATAGTCAAACATGTCTCTGCCTCTATTGACGGAATTAAAAAACATAATACAGGTGTATATGTACAACCTATTCCTATCAATCCATTAACAGGCTATGCTAGTATAGATTATAAAACAGCAGAAGACCGTGGATATTTTAAGTTAGATTTTCTAAATGTCAGCGCATACAATGGAGTCAAAAACGAAGAACATCTTATTCAATTGTTGAATACTGAACCATTATGGGATCTACTGCATGAGAAAGAAGTGTGTGATCAATTGTTTCATGTTAATGGATATCACACATTACTGAGATCATTAAATCCTAGAACTATTGAAGAACTAGCTATGGTCTTGGCTATGATCCGTCCGGGGAAGAAACATCTCGTCCCAATATGCCAAGACCAAGGATTCCAAGCAATCAAAAATGACATATGGACCAAGGCGTCTGATGATAGTTACACGTTCAAAAAATCACATTCAATTAGTTATGCCGCAGTGATTCTAGTGCAGTTAAATCTTATTTGCGAAAAAATCAACGTTGGCCACTCTTAGGAACCCTTACCAATTGTATTGATTTACGTTTAATTCGTTTTTCAGCTATTTCACTTAGATTAACACTAGGACCGAATATTAGCTCAATATCTTTGCTATTAAATGTTTTAATAGCATATCTAAATACCTGCATTTCTTTTTTAAGAAATATATTAATTGGTATTTTCCTATTTGATTCCCACCACCATACTTCTCCCATTTCTAAGAATATCTTACGCTCGTCATCGGATTTGATTGCTGATATATCATATATACTAGTAACAAAATTATCAAAGTTAATTACAATGCCGACATATTCTATGTCATTTGATTTAACACAGGAGACAAAGGGGTAGTTGTTTTGGAAGGTATTGGGTGATGTCATCTTTATGAATAAATACAAATATGCAACATTTACCAATCTATTTATACGACAATACTCTGGATGTAATACTAGATTTGGATCCAACCACGTTAGGAGTTCACAACGTCATGTATCAACGAGATCTAAAAATACAAAAAGGGATCAAAAATAAAATTCGAGTTCAATTTAAGAACAGCGATCAAAAACGTATTCCTATTTCCAATACTGGTACTTATGTGTTCTCTATGTTTGATGCAGTCAATAATCGAATGTTGCTACAGAAAAATCTAACAGTATTAGATGACGGAGTTACTATCGGGTTAAGAGGATTAGCTGAATTAAGTTTATTAGAAAGTGATACACTAGATCTCGAAGTCAGTGAATACCAGTTTACTGTTAAGTATCAAGATCCCAGCGATGGCACTTATCTTCCGACTTACTCTAACACATATTATGATGTAGCCGGTCAAATACAAGTTAAACAAGATGCATACCCTGCACTACAACCCAGCCAGGAGATAACTGCATTTAATCAAGTCTACAATGATTCTATTACCGCTTATCAATATTTCAGTGGTAATGTCTATGCTTATCCAGAATATAACAGCAACACAGCTCTCCATACTGTAGCTATGTATATGACAAACTATATAGGAACAGTGACAATACAAGGTACATTATATAACAGCCCACAAAGTTTTGGAAGATATGTAAACATTGCCACATTAACATATAATGGATACAACGGTATTGATTATAAAAATTTCAACGGTATATTTTCTTATATCAGAATAATGTATCAACCTACCCTAGACTTTATGGGTAATACTACCGGAACCTTTGACAAAGTACTCTATAGAAGTTAAACTTAGTAGATGAATGATATTCAATCTGCTTTATTAACACTCTTGCCTCCGAAGCGTAAATCTACTCCAAGTGGCTGGACTAGTTTTGATGCAGTCTGTTGTCATAACAATGGTGAAGCCAGAGACACTCGCAAACGTGGTGGCATAATGACTAGCCCAGATGGCGGTTGGAGTTATCATTGTTTCAACTGTGGATTCAAAGCAGGCTGGAGTCCTGGCAAATTACTCAGTAAGAATACCAAGACATTATTCAAATGGTTAGGAATGAATGATGTAGATCTAGGACGATTGAATCTAGTAGCATTAAAGATCAAAGATGATCAGCCTGTTCTAAAGAAACCTTTAAATTTTGAACTAGCTGAAAAGCATTTACCAGAAGGAACCTTGTCAGTAATAGAATGGATTGCTACTGCTGATCATCTCGGCATAACTAAGGATATTGCTAAGATTGTAGAATATATATTGAGTAGAGGTATGGAACTTGATTGGTACAACTGGATGTGGTCACCTACTCCTGGTTATGCAGATCGTGTTATTATTCCATTCTACCATGATGGTAAAATTGTAGGTTACACAGGTCGTAAGATTACAGATGGTAAGCCGAAATATCTTACAGACGCACAGCCAGGTTATATATTTAATTTAGATAGACAGACAAACGACAGGGCATATGTTATAGTAGTAGAAGGTCAGTTTGACGCTATTGCAGTAGATGGATGTGCTATCATGCACAACGATCCTAATGAAACTCAAATTTTAAGATTGAATACATTAGGCCGAGAAGTCGTTGTTGTACCAGATAGAGATCGTGCAGGTGCCAAGATATTAAACTCTGCAATAAAGAATAATTGGTCGGTGAGTTTACCACCTTGGGGTGATGACATAAAAGATGTAGCAGATGCTGTAAAGAAATATGGACGCTTATATGTACTGGCCACAATCTTGCACTACAAAGTCGCAGGAGAGATAAAAATAAATTTGCTAAAGAAAAAATTAGAAGGACTCAATGAATAAACCAAACTATGATTATGAGATGCAGAAACTGTATCTAGAAATGTTCTTAAGTGATGCAGAAACATTTATACGTATTCAAAACATATTTGATCCAGAAAATTTTGATCAAAGGCTACAGGGTGCGGCTGAATTTATTACCAAATATGTAGATGAATATAAGGTCATGCCCGAGGCTCAGATTGTTAACGCATCTTGTCGCAGTGATTTCAATCCGGTGACATTGCCCAAAGAAAACTATGACTGGCTCATGGATGAATTTGAAAACTTTAGTCGACACAAAGGATTAGAACGTGCAATTATCAAGAGCAGTGATTTATTAGAAGCAGGAGACTACGGTCCGGTAGAAAAGCTAATCAAAGATGCTATTCAAATTAGTTTGAACAAAGACATGGGCACTGATTACTTTGAAGATCCTAAAGCACGTCTTAGTAAGTTGAAAGATGGTAATGGACAGATTAGCACAGGGTGGCCTAGTATTGATAAGAAATTGTATGGTGGATTTAACCGCGGTGAATTGAATATATTCTGTGCAGGTTCGGGTGGTGGTAAGAGTTTGTTCTTAGCTAATCTAGGTGTAAACTGGGCACTTGCAGGATTGAACGTTTTGTACTTAACATTTGAGTTAAGTGAAGGTTTGGTCAGTATGCGATTGGATTCTATGACCACAGGTATTAGTACTAGAGAGATTTTTAAAAGCATAGATGACGTAGAATTAAAGGTTAAAATGCTGGGTAAAAAGGCAGGAAACCTACAAGTCAAGTATATGCCCAGTGGGAAAAATTGTAACGATATTCGAGCCTATTTGAAGGAATATCAGGTCAAAAAAGGCGTGAAACCAGACGTTTTATTAATAGATTACCTCGATTTAATGATGCCTTTATCTGTGAAGGTCTCGCCCAGCGATTTGTTTGTAAAAGACAAATATGTGTCGGAAGAGATTCGAAATTTGGCTATGGAAACACAATGCGTAACAGTAACTGCTTCACAGTTAAATCGTTCAGCAGTGGAAGAAATTGAGTTTGATCACAGTCATATTTCGGGCGGTTTAAGTAAGATTATGACAGCAGATAATGTTATAGGTATCTTTACCAGCCGTGCTATGAAGGAACGTGGACGTTATCAAATTCAGTTTATGAAGACACGTTCAAGTAGTGGTGTAGGACAAAAGGTTGATCTAGAATTTAATATGGATACTCTGCGTATCAGTGATCTAGGTGAAGAAGAATCCGAAGGTAGTTTCAACCAACAACGAACTAGCAATGCTACAAACTCATTCAAACGTACCAGCGTAGTAAGTACCAACACTGAAGAAACTACAACAGGATTTGATTTTAGTAAACTACAAAGCAAAAGTGCTCCTATTGGAGGAGCACCTTTAATACGCAATATGTTGAATAATATGAATTCTGAAAAGGATTAAAACCATTCACTGATTTGATATCGTGCACAGTCTTCTAGAGCATAACGCCACTGATCAGGTCCTTCATCGTTGAATACATTTTCCCTACTGGCAGGAGTAATTTCCCATTTATGAGGATCTGTTCTGTCTCTAGGATCTAATTGAGTTTCTAGTATTCCATCTTTCCATACCCAATAACCGGCACAGGCACGATAAAATTCTGGACCTGTTCCGTCAGTTATGGCCTGTATCACACATACATCACTAGTAACTGATATCTCTTCATTTAATTGAACTGTACTTATTCCTTTCCAATCTGATGAGTGTACTACATGAATTTTATGTGTATTGGTACCGCCCCCGTAAAAAATAGGATCATTATAATGATATTCCATGCCTAACCCTGTTGCTACAAGTTTAAGATTGAGGTCTTCTACAGGATTGTTGATCTGTAGTCCTACTGACATTTTATAGGTGTGAGATACTACCAGTATGACACTACGGCTAAGGTCATCTTTAGGGTTATTGGGATTTGCTATTAACAAATGCCCGGGAGTAATTTGTATTTTTGTCATATTCAATGATTATTTAACCGTATAAATAACTAACCATGAATCTAAACGAGTTTGCTCCCCCTATTGAACATCATACTGAATTGAATCCCAAACTATGGGACAATAATAAATTAAAAAGCGAAGTTCGCGGTGCACTACTACGCATGGCCGATGACTTCCGTGAATTCGTTGAAGTACCATTTAATCTAGTAGATATTGTAATCACGGGCGGTAATGTAAACTACAATTACACATCTAAAAGCGATATCGACCTACACCTGATTGCGGACTACAGCAAAATATCCTGTGATCGCGAAGCAGAAGAATTGTTTGATACCAAACGCACATTGTACAAGCGCCAATACGATTTAGAAATACATGGCATACCTGTGGAGCTGTATGTCGAAGATGCAGATCGTCCGGCAGTCAGTGCAGGTGTTTATAGTGTAAGTCATAACCGTTGGATCAAAGAACCCACTCAATACCAAGAACCCCAGTATGACGAAAAAGAACTCAAACATTGGGTCAGTGTTTGGCATACAATACTCAAACACGCAATTAAAACTGGTGACCTACACTCTTGCCGTCGAGCACTTACATTGTTGAGAACTTATCGTAAGATGGGACTTAAAACAGCTCAAGGTGAATATTCAATACCTAATTTAGTTTATAAGAGTCTGCGTAATGATGATACTATACATGGTATCAATATGCTCATAGATCGTTTACATAGCCAAGATCTCAGCGTATAATATAAAATACTATGCCAACAATATATCTAGATTTAGATGGAGTCCTTGCTGACTTCAACACACATGCTCGTGAAATTATCTGTCATCCCAAAGATGAAGCCGTTCCTGAAAAATGGCCCCAGCAAGAATGGAACAAGATACGCAACCATCCCCATTTTTATCGAGACCTGCCCTTGATGCCTCGAGCATATGAAATGGCAGCCATAGCACGAGGATTTCGAGACACTCTCGGTTGGGAACTGTATATGCTAACGGCTATTCCTACTAATAATGAAATGCCACATGTATTTCATGACAAAATAGATTGGGTCAACCAATACTTCCCTGACATACGTGTACACTTCGGACCTTATTCAGAAGACAAACAGTACCATTGCCAACCTGGAGATATATTAGTAGATGACCGTACCAGCAATTGTAATGAGTGGCAATCGAAAGGCGGCATAGCGGTCAAGGTAGGTTCTAACTATGCGCTGGCTCTAAATGAATTGGCTCAGCTGTATATATCATTGTCCAAACCGTAGCAAGAACATAGTAGTATCTTTTTCTTGCAAGAATCGTACCGTGCAAATTTCAATGCGATCATTTGCGGCCATGTTCCAACACCAACGCACCCAATGATGCCCTACAGAGTTGGTCAACCATGTTTCCACTACCCCCATGCTGTTGACCCAATCCCACTGCCCAGGTGATGACTCTAATTCTACCAATGGCCACGGTGCAGAAGCTACATAAGGTAGTTCAGGGTAGCGATCATAGAGCATACGCATGATGAAAATATTTATTAAATATATGTACTATGACAACAACACCAACGACAACGTCGTCCCCAGATTTTACCAGCCATCAACTTAGATTGGATTGGACAAGTACAGATCTACCCGCACACTGGTACAACGACTCACCATTCTACACACATTTTATGAACGCACTGGGTGCGAGTTTTATTGACGGTGAGAAATTCTTCATAGACAGCATCATGGTCTACAAAGATGAGATCAGCCGAGATCCCCAACTACACGCCAATGTCACAGAGTTTATCCGCCAGGAAAACTGGCATCGTTATCAGCATACCCTGTACAATCGTTGGCTGGACCGTCAAGGACTACCAGCACAGGCCATAGAAGACGATATGCGAGATTTTTGGGTCAAGATGAGATCACGTTGGGGTGATCGTGCTTGCCTGGCAGCTACCATAGCCATGGAGCACATCACCGCCCGTAATGCAGAACTCATGCTGAAATACCGCAAATCATTTAAACTCATGCACCCACATTTTGAATCTGTGTGGCGTTGGCACTCAATTGAAGAAATCGAGCACAAGTCAGTCAGCGTCGATGTATGGAACCTCATAGGTGGTGACAACTCTACTCGTAGATGGGCAATGATAGTTGTACTGTACTACTACTCATATTTCATGGCCCGCAACACCCTAAAACTACTCATGGCCGACCCACAAAGAGGTTCAACGTGGAAGATGATCAAAGACGCTCGCACCATACTGTGGGAACGCCGAAGTGGACTGCTACGCAACAGCTTCAGATCAATTTGGAGCTACATGACCAACCCCCGTTGGCACCCTGACCTCACTGACCACTCTACACTGTTAAAATATTCTAAAATATAAGATATGACGAAAATAGAAACTCAAAACACAACCACACCAGATCAGGTTCTAACTATCATAGCTCAAGAACTGCGACTGCGTCCAGAAACTGTAACCCCAACTTCGGACTTTGATCGTGACCTGGGCACAGACAGCCTGGACAAACTACATCTAGTCATGGAGATTGAAGAACAATTTCGACTGAGAATGCCCCGAGACATGGGCAATTATCACACAGTACAAGACCTAGTTGACATAACACTCAAGGCTCCTAAGAACAACCATCCAAGTGCTATCCGACGCGAAGCGCGGCGAAGCCAAGAACGGTAAAATTTTTTACCCACCCATTATATGCGTATATTTGACTTAGAACCTGCACACATCACCGCTCTCAGAGAATCCCACCAAGAAGATCACGAGCTACAGCGTGTGGCCACTATACTCACACGATATCTACGCAAGAATCAAAATACAAAAAATCTAGCCCCACAACGTCTCAACGCCCTAGTACCCACAAACACCCTGCCCGATTACATCAACAATCTGCTGATAATACTCAGACCACTGAGCCCGACTAAAACAGCGGCTCACCTACCCCGGGGCATAAACAAGGACTATCCCCAGCCTGCTATAGCCTACAATCAAACTCTGATCAAGGACAAAGATGACGCCAGCATAGCACAAACACTGGCACATGAGCTTAGACATGCTCTGGACACTCATAAAATTAGTCAAAAAAGCCCTAAGCTGACCAGTAAGCCAGGAGGTTACTATCACAGTAGAGAAACAAGTAAACTCCTCTCGCCCAGTGAGATCAACGCACGTATAGTGGAGATACAGTATAGAGTCAGTAAAGAAGTACAGGATATACTAGCAGATGACCCTGATAGTACACTACAAGACTACGAAGATGAGATCAAAGCACATATACGTGAACTATTTTCTAATATGAGTATACCCGCAACCAATCGCAATTTAAATAGAGTTTGGAAATATATAGTGTATAGTACCACCTCTATATAGTGTACCAAAAAAATACTGCGCAAAAATTTTTAAATCTCAGATCTGTACCAGCACAGGTGTGGATTTGTGTGCTGTGTAACCCACTGCGTAAAATATGTAATCTCAAGTAACAACCGTAATAAATGGATTGTGTTAGCGTGTAGGGCTGTTTATACTCTATAGTATGAACACCAACAACAACAACATAAACGACAAACACCAACAACAACAACAACAACCTCCTAGTAAAATACTGCTGGCTCTATACTTGTGGACTGTAATATCATTGTTACTGCTGGGCATTACTGTATTACTACCAGGGTGTGGTGGTGGGGGATCGGGCAATGGTCTACAGTTACCGAGCGGAGCTACTATAACAGTCAGCTCTTGTAATGCACAAATAGTGGACACACTGAGTAAGATGACTACGCCCAGCTTTAACAATAGTTTGGGTGTGCCCGATGCTATAACACACTATCCTAACATAGCGACTACCGGGGAGTCAGAGGTTAGTTATACTTGGATCGGGGCTAAAACCACTATACTTTTCCAATGGAACGTGGGCAGTGGCTCATGCATACAGCAGACTAGTAAAGGATAGTAAAGGAGGGGCGCAGGCCGGGGTCTTAGTAGCCCAAAAAAATTGCCGCGCAAAAATTCCAGGATTTGGAGATCTTTGGGAGAGGGGTTTTACTCTAACTCGAGGTTTTTAGGCAAGCGGTTGTTGCGTAAGCGCAACGGTTTAAAAAAAAGCACCTGACCCTCCCCGAGCCAGGTGCCAAACCACTATGTCAACGCTTCAACTACTACCTCAACCTATTATAACCAACCCTCCTCAACCAGCTCTTGCACCGCGGTGTTGAACTCTGACTCTAGATCCCATACAGCGTTGGCCACACGGATGTCCTTGTGCCTCTTGCGTAGGTTACTGCCCTTCTGGTACACTAGCCATACATGATCCTCACAGTAGCTCTTGCCCTCTACGCTGGGGTTACAGCACACGGGCTTAAGGGGACTGTACTCAGCATCGGGTCCTGTCCATTGGCATTGTATCGTATGAATGTTCTGCATTTGTATTGTGTACTCTTTATTCTTCGTCTATGAGTCTATTGATCTCAGCTCTTTGCTCGGGGGTTAGCTTGCTGAAGATGTGGAAGCCTTCTTCCACACCTGATTGGAAAGCCAGGAACTCTGCTACCATTGTAAGGGCTAGGATGGAACTCAGAGCCCAGAAGTGTTCACCTTCCAAATCCAAGTTCAGCATGCCTAGTATGATTGTGATGGTACCCAAGGTGATAGCCCTGGGCAACCATCTACTGGTTAAGAAGGTGCCCAGCACGGCTTAGGCCCTACGGAAGCAAGTGGTACGGGCCATTGCTTGATAGTTCAGCGGAAAGCTCTTCTTTAGATCAGCGATCTTAAGTACCATCCTTAGACTTAGCTCACGGAGCTTGTCCGCATTGTCTATGATAAAGTCTACGATCTCTGCTTTGACAGCGTCGTGGAACTCATACTTGTCCAGCATGCCATCACCAATGATCTGCTTGATGCGGAGTAGCTTCTCACGTGTGGTGTCCATCTGCAGGTCAATGTAGTGGCAACGGCTTTCTAGTGCGTCTAAGTGATCACGGAGCTTCTTAGAGCGAACATGCTCAAACTTGATGTTGGTGATAAAGATAGCACCTGCACAGAACTCGAACCTGCTGGGTATGCCTTCACTTCGTAGGATGCGACTGTCTGTGTTCCAACTGATGAAGCGTCTGTTGCTGGAGTCTAAGGCACCCTTGAGGATGTTTAGGCTTAGGTCTTCCATTAGGATTGAGTCACAGTCATCAAACACTACCACATTACCTGCCTTTGAGTACTCGTAGAGCTTTGAGTAGAGTCCGATGCTGGACATGGCACCCTTGACGATCTCAAACTTGGGCTTGCGTTCTGCTAGGTTGTCGAAGAGTCCGTCCTTTTCAAGTACTGCTTCAACGCCAAAGGATTTGCCAACGCCGGGGGGACCTGACACGATCATAGCACGAATGTTGCCAGCCTTTACAGCTTTGGTCATGTCAGTGAGAATGTCGAAACGCTCGCGTAGACGCTGTACGATGCTTTCGTCTGATTCTTTAGCGACTTCACGCTCTCTTTGCTTGATAGCGTCTGTATCAAACTCGATTAGGTTGCTGGTGGATGAAGATTTTTTTGCCATTGCTTTTGCCATTTGTGGACTCCTGTGTGTGTTATTTAAGTGTCAATTATAACAGGGGCGTGTGCCCCTGTCAACTGTTCTTTAGTCCATTCTACTGCCTGCGTAGGCCTTCAAGCCCAAGCTCTGTAGATAGGTAGCAAGGGCCTCTGCACCTGCTTCTTTAACAGAAATGCTCTGTGTGGGGATCTTTGCTGGGTCCCAGTATGACAGGCACTTGGGTTTGTAGTCCTTACGGAAGCCTGCGGCTAACAGCTCTTTGGCCTGCTTGCTGTTAGTACGGTCCACGTAGACTTCTGTCCAACCAAAACCACAAGCGTCACGCTCGCCGATCTTGTTGTACATCTCAACGCCTGCTAGGTGTGCTAGAACTAGGCCTGCTTTAATTTGATCTGCTGTTACCATTTTTAGTGCTCCTTTTGTGTTAGTGTAACTGTATTATACTGTCTTACTTGCGGGTTGTCAAGCCGTTTACGCCTGCGGCAAATAAGCCACAGCCTGCGATTGTGATAGCCAACAATGTAAACAATTCACTGTCTGGGGCGGTGTCAATCGTTCCTGACACTCCGTAAACGAGGAAGAATCCTGTGGCGGCTACGACAGCGTCGCAGAGTGCATATAGTTTATCTGACATAGTGTGCTCCTTTGTTGTGTGTGTAAGTCTGTATTATACTAGAGTCTACGGATTCTGTCAATCTCTGCTTGAGCCTGTTGTAGATCCGCAACATCGTCCCCTCCGGCTACGATCAGCTCTGTGAGCCCGGCAATGGTGATCTGATCTTCACGGGGCATAGAGCGTACGAACTGCATGAGTCGGTCTCTGCTGTCAATATTCCAGATCACCCTGGCCAGTGTCTGCTCTCTGTGGCTTAGGTTGTTGAGTAAGATGTCTTTATTCATCGTCCCACTCCCCCCAGTTGACCATAGCGTCTTTAAGCTCTTTGGCCACTTCATCTTCATCAAGCCCTAGGCCCTGGAAGATCTGTGTTAACTGGGCACGGACCTCTTCGTTAGGCACTATGCCCATCTTAAAATCTGCGGCCAGAGCATTAAGGTAGTGCACGGCTGTTACAGCCTGGGTAGTGTCTTCTCTAGTCAATGTCATCATACTGTCTCCTTGTCTGTGTCTGTATTATACAATGTAATCAGTTCTTTGTCAACGATTTGATTCCAAACTCTAGTGGTTTGGCTCTGTATCTGTGATAGATAGGCACTTCGTTTGGCCTTGGGCAATTCCATCAATACACTGACCAGCATGGTCTCTAGATAGCCTGCTGTGTAAGCATAGCCTTCGTAGAGTTGCTTTTGATGACGAATCATCTCGGAGACTTTGTAACAGGTATCCTGATACTCTGCTTGAAACTTTTGATTG